GGGCTCTGTCTGGTCCGCCAGGTTCAAAAGCTTCGGGCCGTCACGCGATGTGACGGCCGCCCGATGCCGCGCGAGGCGGCAGAGGAGATGATCGACAATGGCGAGTGGTGGTGCTCGGGTCCGATCAGGGCCGCCGCCGGACCCGAACGCGTTGCGGCGGGATCGGAAGAGCGACGGCGAGTGGACGGTGCTACCGGCGGAGGGTCGGCCGGGCGATCCGCCAGCGTGGCCGCTGATCGAGCACGAGGATCCAGCCTGGTCCGTCCGGGAGATGGAGCTGTGGCGGCGGCTGTGGGCCACGCCGCAGGCGGTGCAGTGGGAGCGCATGGGCCAGGTCCTGGAGGTGGCGCTGTACGTCCGCCGCCTGGTGGAGGCCGAGCAGCCGGGCGCCGCGGTGACGCTGTCGACTTTGGCGAAGCAGCAGGCTGACGCGCTCGGGCTGACGATTCCCGGCTTGCGGACGAACCGGTGGCGTATCGCCGCTGACCAGCCGGCGGCGAAGCGGCCAGCGAAGAAGGCCGCGGCGCCGGCGCGAGGGTCGGCACGGGACCGCTTCCGGGTCATCGATGGCACGGCGGAAGGCTGATCCGGAGGCGGTCGGTCAGTTCGTCGTCGACTTCCCTGCCCTGTTCATCGCGGTTGACTGGATTGAGGCGCACTGCGTCGTCCCGGACGGGTTCAAGCGCGGCCGGCCGTTCGAGATGTACGACTGGCAGGCGTGGTGCACCCTCAACCACTACCGGGTGCGCGAGGACGCCGAGTGGGTTCCCGAGGATCCGCTGCTGGGCACCGCGTTCTACTACCGCCGCAGCCAGATCATCGCCCCGCAGAAGACGGGCAAGGGGCCGTGGTCGGCCGCGGGCGTGGCGCTGGAGGCGGTTGGCCCGTCGCTGTTTCGTGGCTGGGCAGGCCGGGGTGATGGCTATGCGTGCGCGGATCACGGCTGCGGGTGCGGGTGGGAGTACGAGTACGCGCCGGGCGAGCCGATGGGGATGCGGCATCCGTCGCCGTTGATCCAGATCACCGCGTTCGCTGAGGATCAGACGGACAACATCTACCGGCCGCTGAAGGCGATGATCCGGCAGGGTCCGCTTGGGGATCTGCTGCGGGTGGGCGAGGAGTTCACCCGGATCGTGGACCGGGAGGACGGGCGGATCGACACGGTGACCAGCTCGGCGCAGTCCCGGCTGGGTAACCCGATCAGCTACGCCGCCCAGGACGAGACCGGCATCTGGACCAAGCAGAACAAGATGATCAGCGTCGCGGACACGCAGCGGCGTGGCCTGGCTGGCATGCAGGGGCGCTCGCAGGAGACGACGAACGCCTTCGACCCGACACAGCAGTCTCAGGCGCAGTTGACCTACCAGTCGCGGCGCCCGGACATCTTCAAGTTCCACCGCCCGCCACCGAAGCACCTGCGCTACGAGCGCAAGGCGGACCGGCGCAAGATCCACGCGTACGTGTACGCCGGCAGCACGCACGTCAATCTCGACTCGATCGAGGCCGAGGCCGAGGAGCTGATCGAGAAGGGTGAGCTGGCCCAGGCGGAGCGGTTCTTCGGCAACCGGATGGCGGCCGGTGCTGGTGTATGGCTCGACGCCGAGGCGTGGAAGGCACGCGGCAAGCCGCGGGAGGTTCCGGACGGCACGGCGATCGTGCTGGGCTTCGACGGCTCTGATCTGGACGACTGGACTGGGTTTCGCGCCGAGACAGAGGGCGGCTACCAGTTCACGCCGACGTACGGGCCGGCCGGTAAGCGGCTGCCGACGGTGTGGAATCCGGCCGAGTGGGGCGGCCAGGTGCCGCGCCAGGAGGTCGCCGACGCCCTGGCGGAGCTGATGGCCCGGTACGTCGTGGTGCGGCTGTACGCGGATCCGCCGTACTGGTCGACCGAGATTGACGGTTGGGCGGCTGAGTACGGGGACAAGCGGGTGGTCCGCTGGTACACGTCGCGGCCGGTGCAGATGCAGGCCGCCGCGGACCGGCTGCACACGGATGTGACGAAGGCGGCGAGTGGGTTTGCCCACGACGGGTGCCCGTTGACTGCCGCGCACGTGGAGGCCGCGCATCGGGAGGAGCGGCCGGGTGGCCGGTACAAGCTGGCCAAACCCGAGGACGGCCGAAAGATCGACCTGGCGGTGGTGTCGATCCTCGCGCACGAGGCGGCGGGGGATGTGACTGCGGCGGGGTTGTGGCCGAAGCCGAAGCAACGCCGGAAGCTGATCGTGATGAGGTGAGGTGACGACCGTGCCGCTGCCCGACACCGAGCTCGGCTGGGTCGAGCACCTGTCTCACAGGCATGACGCCGAGCTGCGGGATCTGCGGGATCTTAATGACCTGTATGAGGGCACGGCGCCGCTGCACTACCTGCACCCGGAGGTGCAGCGGGAGCTGGGTAACCGGATCAAGGCCGTGTCGCTGGGCTGGCCGATGCTGGCGGTGGATCCGCTGGAGGAGCGCCTCGACGTGATCGGCTTCCGCTACCCCGAGGACGACGACGACCCGGATGCCTCGCCCGAGGAGCTCGCGTCGTATGCGGGCGACCGGAATTTGCAGCGGGTTTGGGCCGAAAACGATCTCGCGGAGGAGAGCCAGCTCGGCCACCTTGACGCGCTGGTGATGCGGCGTGCGTACGCCTGCGTCGGGACTAACGAGAACGCCCCGGACATACCGCTGACAACGGTGGAGTCCCCGCTGGAGATGTACGCGGATATCGACCCGCGCACGCGGCAGCCGCGGGCGGCGCTGCGCCGGTGGGAGGACCACGCGGACTCACTGGTGCGGCTGCCGGAGCGGTACGCGACGCTGTACCTGCCTGATGTCACCGTGTGGTACGAGCGGGGCAAGGAGGGCTGGCAGGAGACCGGCCGGGACGAGCACGGGCTCGGCGAGGTGCCGGTGGCGCCGCTGACCAACCGAGCCAGACTATCGGACCGGTACGGCCGGTCGGAACTCACTCCGTCGCTACTGAGCCTCAGCCACGCGGCGAACAAGATCGCCACGGACATGATGGTGACGGCGGAGGGCCACGCCATCCCGCTGCGGGCGATCTTCGGCGTCGGCCCGGAGGACCTGGTCGACGAGCAGGGCAACCGGATGTCGGCCTTGCAGGTCATCATGGGCAAGCTGCTGGCAGTGCCCACGGAGGACGGAGACGGCAGCAAGATCCAGCCGCACGAGTTCTCCGCGTCGTCGCTGACCAACTTCCACGCGACGTTGGATCAGTTGGCGAAGCGGGTGGCCGCGCTGATCGGGCTGCCGCCCACGATGATGGGCGTCACCACGGAGAACCCGGCCAGCGCAGATGCGATCCGAGCCGCCGAGGCGCGGCTGATCAAGCGGGCCGAACGCAAGCAGGTGCCGCTCGGCGGCGGCTGGCGCCGGTGGGCGCGGCTGGTGCGGCGTTTCCAGGATGGCGACTGGGACCCCCGCGCCAAGCGCATCGAGGTGATCTGGCGGGACCCGGCCACGCCGACTCGCGCCCAGGCGGCGGACGCCGCGCTCAAGCTGCTCACCGAGGGCGCGATCACCCGCCGGCAGGCCCGTGAGGACATGGGCTACACGCCTGGCCAGATTCGCCGCATGGAGGCGGAAGAGCTCGCGGAGGCGGAGCGGGACCCGATCGCGGAGCTCGCCCGCCAGCAGGCCTCTGGCCTCGGCACCGGCGGGGAGTAGCCCGTGTCGGCGCGGACGATCGCGCTGGCGCACTACCGGCATCGGGCGCGGCTGGCCCGGGCAATGGAGCGGCACGCGGCCCGGCTGTGGCGGCAAGTCGATCCGGCCAACATCGCCGGGTCGTGGGAGCTGCTGCTGTGGCAGCTGCTGCCCGCGCTGACCGCGGCGCAGGCCGATGCGGCTGGCGAGGCGTCGGACTACGTGGCGGCCGTGCTGCGTGCCCAGGGCGTCGCGGTGGAGCCGGTCGCCGTCAACGCGGCCACGTTGGCCGGGGTGGCCAGCGATGGCCGGGAGCTGGATGTGCTGCTGCGCCAGCCGGTGATCACCACGAAGACCGCGTTGCAGCGCGGGGCGACGATGACGCGGGCGCTGGCATCAGGGCAGGCGGCGCTGCGGATGATCGTCGGCACGCAGGTCGCGGATGCGGGCCGGGTGGCGGACGGGGTGGCGACGGCGGCGCAGCGGAGTGCGACCGGGTATGTGCGGATGCTGGTCGGGTCCTCGTGTTCCCGGTGCGTGATCCTCGCGGGGAAGCGGTTTCGCTGGAACCGGGGCTTTGATCGGCATCCTCGCTGTGACTGCATTCACGTGCCGGCGGCGGAGACGGACCCGGCTGACATTCGGGTCAACCCGAAGGCCTACTTCGACAGCCTGTCTCGCGAAGAGCAGGACCGGGTCTTCACGAAGGCTGGCGCGCAGGCGATCCGCGATGGGGCCGACATCAACCAGGTGGTCAACGCGAGGCGCGGCGCGCACGGCCTGGCGCCGGCTGGGGCGCGGGTGACGGCCGAGGAGCTGCGGATGTTGCGCGGCGGCCGCCAGCGTGGCCGGCTTGAGGCTGTCGAGGTCGACGGCCAGCGCGTGTACATCACGCGCGAGGGTGTGACGGTGCGCGGCATCGCCGGCCGGCGGTTGATGGCCGTCGAGGGCGGTAGTGGCCAGCGCCGCCGCGGGGACCGCTACCGGTCGGCCCGGACGCCCCGGCTGATGCCGGAGTCGATCTACCAGAT